GGGGCAGAGCATCCGACCATCAAAAGCGGGTGCATCAATTTCAACGGCTCTGATCAGGAAGTCGGCAAGTGCGCTCAGTGCAAAGAGTATCCGGGCGGCAGGACTCGTTTTTTTGACTGCCGTGGGTTCACGTACTGGATTCTGAAACAGGTGTACGGATGGACGCTGCAAGGTGCTGGAGCCACATCACAGTGGAACACAGAAAGCAATTGGAAAGCCAAAGGCACGATTGACAGCATCCCGGCAAATACACTCGTTTGCCTGTTCGTCCAGAAGGGCAAGACAATGGAGCATACCGGGTTCGGCTTCAATTACGGGACGGTTGAATGCAGCGTTGGAGTCCAGCATTTCACGAAGCGGAAAGCAAAATGGACGCACTGGGCTGTTCCTTCGTGTGTCTCCGGCGAAATCCCTGATCCGCAGCCATCCCCTACCCCGGACGAAAAACCGACTCTGCGTAAAGGTGATCGCGGCCAGTACGTGACGCTGGCACAGACAGAGTTGATTCAGAAGGGATTTTCCTGCGGCAGCAAGGGCGCAGACGGCATATTTGGCAATGATACCCTCTACGCTGTTAAGAAGTTCCAGCAAGCATGTGGGCTTGATATTGATGGCGTGATCGGCCAAAGAACATGGGCGGCACTGGACAGCACAGAACCAGTTCCCAAGTGGACGGTACACATCCCCGACCTAACTGAAAGCGAATCTGATAAACTGATTAATCAGTATCCGAATAGCTGGAAAGAATCAGGAAAGGGGTGAAAAAGTGGAAAATCTAACGTTACAACAGATCAAGGATTTTGTCATAGTCGCTGTCGCGCTACTGGCGTTTATCGTACTGCTCGGCAACGTGATAAAAACAGTAAAGGAATGGAGAACGCCGGGCATGAGTGAAGCAGAATGGCGCAGACAAGTTGACGATAAGCTTGATAAGGACAACAGGCGTATCAAGAGCCTTGAGGATGGTAACCGTGTTGTCTGCAAGGCTTTAATGGCCTTACTATCACATGAGATCAATGGAAACTCAAACGACAAGTTACAAAAAGCCTTGTCAGACCTAAACGACTACCTGATCGAACGGTGAAAGGAGAAACAAAATGGGTATCAATTGGATTGTCCGTATTAAAAACAAACAATTCTGGCTCTCTGTCATCCCGGCCATCGCGTTGGTTGTACAGGCCGTTGCCGCTGTGTTCGGGTACGAGTTCGACTTCAGCACCCTTGTCGGCAAGCTGCTGGCTGTCGTGGATGCTGTTTTCGCCCTTCTGGTTATCCTTGGTATTGTCGTTGACCCGACCACATCCGGTGTCGGTGACAGCGTAAGAGCTATGGGCTATGTCCGGCCTTGGGAGGATGAGGAAAATGGATGAGCGTGAGATCCTCATGATCCCGTTCCACTCCCACGAGATGGACATGGATCGAGCGGAAAGAGCGAACAAGCGGCTTTGGGTCATCATAATCATCCTGATCGTTGCCCTGATCGGGACGAACGCTGGATGGATCGTGTACGAATCACAGTTTACCGATGAAGTTGTTACCATCGAACAGGAAGGGCAGACAGAAGACGGAGGAAGCAACATATTCAACGGCACCGGGGAGATGACAATCTATGGCGAAAGCGAAGCAAACAATAACGGTAAAACGCAGAGTCCGTAAGACTGGCGGTAACTCTGGTTACCGGAAGTGCAATATGTGCGGCGGTACAGGTAGGATCAAGAAAAAATGAAACAGCCAAACGCCAGCAAAGACGCTATCATGATTGCGATGGAACAGTGGATCATGGGCAGGAACGCAGCAAGAAACAAGAAGATCTTCTATGAACATCTGTTCCTTGGTATGACGTATGAACAGATAGCTGAATGCCATGATATGTCATCCAGACAGATTCAGAACGTCATACGTGATTGCGAAAAGAAAGTTTTTACTCACCTTCCCGGCTGAAAAGCCGGGATTTTTTTGAAAAATTTCTGAAAAATATTTTGCGATTTTTGGCGAAAACGGCTCAACCCATTGTAAATGCTGGCTTTATAGACGATAAAGTTTTTCTTGACTTTTAATTAAATGTGGTATATCATTAACACTGTCAGAAGGAACTGACGAAGAGATGAGGAGGGCAATCAAGATGGCAACGAACGAAAAGCGGTATCCCTTTAGTGCGGCGAAACATGCCCACGACATTGAATTCTATCATAACCATCTGTGGAACGTGGCTCGTGACATGGAAAGCGGCGAAATCCCGTTGGATGAAGCCCGGTATGACCGGATTACTGCGATGCTTGAAGGCGAACTTCGGGAGCTTCAGTATGAGTTCATTGGATGCCGTCCGGTGGTTTACCTGACCGGAAAGCAGATTAGCCTTGCGAAGAAGATTGTTGTTTGGGCGAGTGAGAAGCGCACAGCTTCCTGCATAAAGCGTGGGCGGTACGATCTGATCAAATACTGCTAAACATGGACTGATCCCGGCAGACGGGAGCCGGACACCGGCTCTCGTAGCCGTGACCAGATCACGGAGAAAGAGAGGGCAAACGCAATGACAATGAAGCAGAGGTTAGAGATTCACCGCCAGATCGAGCGGGAGAACGAGCGCAAGATGAAGGAATGGAAGGAGGGCAAGGCGGCATGACACAGCAAGAAATGGCATTTGATGTCGCAAACCGGTATCTTCACGGGAGCGACATGGAGAAGCAAGCGATCCTGTCCTGCTTCACTGACGAAGAAAAGAAAATCTTTCTCGACTTTGCCGGATATTTCAAACTTTACAGCGATCAGCGGTATTATGAGGCCGTGAAGAAAGCCGTTTGTGGGCAGTGCTTGAAAGAGATTTATGGATGACTGATACGCCGACCGGGGGCGGCTAATCCCCCGGCATTGGAGGTATTATGAAGAATGGCAGAATCGAACTGAAGCCCGGTGGATTCTTTACTTCTTCCGGGAAGGTGTACCAGTTTGAAAAGGTTGAAAACGGGAGCGTCATCGTCAGGGATTCCAAACGAAAGAAATACGTCTACGGTTTGGAGATGTTTCGTAGGATATTACGACAGATTGGATATGAACTGGAGGAAGAGTAAATGAGTCAGGAAATGTTCTGCGCCAGTGAAGACGGCTATGAAGTCGAATATTGCTCAAATTGTGATCGAGAGATTGAATTGCGCTGGGACATTAACAAAGACGGTTTCCAAGCGATCTGCCCTGTTTGTGGCTCACGGCTGATGCTATGTGATGCTTGCCAGCACAGGAACGGTGAATTGATTGATGATTGCGATTATCAATATCGCGGAACTGATTCCTGTCGGTTTTCTCGTCCGGTGGATTGGTGGAAGGAAGAATGACCATGCTGACGGAAACTTATAAACAGCAGTTTGCATACATGTGTCTGATGCGTCCGCCAACACCGGGCGCAATTCCACGGGAAGGGTTGGACAGCGTAGATTTCAAAGAAGGACGTTCGCTTTCCGGCCACCACTATTGGGGGCACGCAATTTATAACCGCGAGCTGACGGAAGATGAAGTCAAGCATTATGATCTGGAAAAAACGGCATTGGTGGTGTTGGATTGATGGCGCAGTATTGCAGATATTGTTCATGGTTCGTAACCGGCAATGGGAATTATTGTACAAAGAAACAGATCGAACCATCTGACAGTTATGCAAAAAGCACAAATAGATGTAAATTCTTTGACCTGAATCCAATTGATGCTTACGGCGAGAACGAAAAAGGATATCAACCAAGGAAGATGACCATTAAAAATTGGGAACAGATAAGAATGGAGGAATTGGAATGAAAATTGATCATAATGGGGGGGACGAAAATGGCGCGAAAAAAAACGCCTGAGATGTACCAATACGAACAGAATTATATCAAGGAAACGTACAAATGGGTGAACATCCAATTCAGCCAGAAGAACCCGGAGGACATGGAGATCTACGATCATATAGCAAACCAACCCGAAAGCAAGGCCGCTTATATTAAAAGGCTTGTCAGAGAAGACATGCAACGAATGAAATAGTTTCCATAAAGTTTCCTAAAAGATGCCGTTGGGCTTCCTCGCCCAGCGGCTTTTTTATTGCGAAAATACAGTCAGGAGGCGGTGATATGAACGTCCTGATTGCGAGGCTTATAGATTGCGGCATGACCCGCGATGTTGCGCTCCATATGTACGGCATATACAAACGTCAAGGAAAGTTAGACGAATTTGAACGATACGTTGAGTCCGTGGAGGAATCGTGCCGTGAGCAGATGGAGGTATTTCAATGAGAACCCAACGGGACGCAATGTCGGAGATTGCGCTGTTCGTGCTGTTGCTGTTGCTCTCGGAATTGATTGGGAGACTGCATTTCTGAGGATAGCCAAAGCGGCGTTTCAGATGGGTGATATGCCTTCTTCTAATTCTGTCTGGGGAGCTGTTCTCCGACAGGAAGGTTTCTACCGTTCAGCAATTCCGAACAGTTGCCCGGACTGTTACACAGCGGAAATGTTTGCGGCTGATCATCCTGTTGGTGT